CCGAGGAGCTTGCGCTTCTCGACCGGCGGGATGACGAGGACGCGATCCCGCATGGGGACGTCGTTGTCATCGAGCGTCTGAATCACCGCACGGATGCCCGCGTCGGTCAGGGCAGCGCCGTTGCCGGCACCCGAGCCGTCGTACGCGGTCGAGCCGTCGGAACCGATCACCGCACCGCTGTACGCGGTACCGCTGTTCCAGGTGGCCGCGAGGTCGCGGAGGTCGCTGTCCACCTGGGTCGCCAGCGCGTAGCCAGCGTCGTCGGTGTAGAAGCGACGGACGCCCGGCTTCGCCTGCACATCGACGATGTCCTCGACAACGAACGAGTACTCGTAGTGCTTGTCGATGGAGACGCTGATGTCGGCTGCGGTCGAGGTAACCAGCGTGACGACGTTGTTCGCCGTCTTGGCGCTGGCCGCGCCGCGGACCGGGGCCGGCAGGTGAATGGTGTCACCCTTCTTGCCCTTGTGGTTGATGGTGGAAACCAGGCCCGCGAGGACGAGGTTCTTCTTGTAGCCCGCGATCACGTCGTCGGACCAAACTTCGGGGATGAAGTTGGCCTGTGACGTGACGTCGAGGCTGTTTGCAAAGCTGATCGAGTTCGCCATGTTGGCAGTTACCTATGAAAAGAGGTTTACCGAACCCTCTTCTCTGCATAGGCCGGAAGGATCTCCGACTCATACAGTGAGTCGAACTTGGCTGGATCCTTGATACGCATCTCGATCAGTTCAGCCCGGGACCAAATCTTCTTCCCGGTACTCGTGCCCCCGACACCCGCTGCGGCAGATCCCCCCGGCCGGGCCAACGTGTCACGCCGGGCCTGTTCGGTCCCGGAGTTACGCGGCGCGCCCTGTGGGGCCTGCGGTGCCGACTTGACCTCGCTGTAGAGCGAGAACAGTTCGTCGGCCGCAATGAAGTCGTTGTGCACGGCACCCTGTGCGAGACGCATCCGGTACGGGCTCTGCTGAACCCATGCGATGAACGAGTCGTCATTCATCGTTTCCTGATACGTCGGGTGCTTCTTCTCGAAAGCGGTCAAGGCGAGGGCAGCTTCGCTGCGTGCGAGGCGCTCGTTGAGACGAGCTTCCCGCTCCTCTGCCTCAGCCTGTACGACGGATGTGATGGCCCGGTCAGGGTCATCGAAGAGGGCATCCGCTGTGAGACGCTGACGCTCCGGCTTTTCCTCTTTCGCGACGAGATGGGCACGGTTGATGCCCAACAGTTCGTCCGCCAGCTTGCGTACGGTACCGACCTCGTTGCGGGCACGACCAAGCTCTCGCTCGGCGTTCATGTGCATCTCAACGATCTCGGTTACCGACTTGCCGCGGTACTTCTCAGGTATCTCCGGCTCCTGGGGGGCGTCCTGTTGGACCTCACCTTCGGTAGCTTGTGGTTCGACCTGTTCCTGTTTGTCCTCGTCACCGGGGACCGTAAAGTCAGTTGACACTGATAAAACTCCCTTGCATAGACCCGCCGTGCGATGCGGTTGTGGATCTGGTTATCGACCGAGATAGCGGGTCAGCGTTCGCCGTGTTCGCGCTTACGCTTACGTTCTATCTCGGCAGCCTGCCTGTGCTTACGGGCCCACGCATCGGCCATGGTCGGGAAGGCAAGGTCTGCCCCCAGAGCCGGGTCGATACGCGTGCCGGTGATAAGCCGCTTGCAGGAGAACTGGCCGCACTGTTCACACTTGACCGTTTCAGGGGCGTCCCGGTCAGCCAGTTCTTCGAAAACGTGACCGCACTTTGTGCACTCGTAGTCCGAGAGCAAAAGGGCCATCACTCCTCCCCCTGATTCAAGGCCGCGAGGACCTTGTCCCGTGTCGCCATGAGTTCCATGAGGGTTGCCGTGACTCCGCGTGCGAAGTACAGTTCCTCGAGGTTCTTCATGTTGAAAGGCGACGAAGCGCGGAAACCTTCGAGCCGCTGCTCCGTCTCGTCCATCAGGACCTTCCAGCCCGGATGGGCGGTCAGGTCCAGCAGGAGATCAAGCTCCCGCTTCAGTTGTTCGTCCATCATCCCCTCCCTTACTCAGCCTTGGCTTTGCTGCCCTTCTGGATCGCGATCGCGTCCGCGTTCGTCTTGTTGATCTGGGCCTCGGCCAGCTTGGCCTTGATCGCCAGATCGAAGGCACGCAACTGCTGCATCATCTGGCTGATCTGGTTCTGCATCTCGAACGCCTGGACCTCACGGAGGTCAATGGCGTGCTGGATCTGCTCGTTCGCCAGTTCCTCGTCGCGGAAGTCCGCTTCGATCCGGGCCGAGTAGCCCTGGGCCCGCGCCCTCTCAGCCTCCCCGCGGGCCTTGTCGGCCTTGGCCTCGAGTTCGGCCACGACCGCCTCCGCTTGACGCATCTGGAGTTCCATCTGCTTCTGCATCTGCGCCTGCTCCTCTTCGGACGGGGGCGGCGGGTTAAGCAGCTGGTCGAGGGCCGACAGGACCTCTTTCTTGTGCGAGTTGGACGAGTTGTCGAAGATCGCCTTGACGATCGCGAGGAACGGCTTGGACTCCTGCGGGACGAGCGAGGCCAGCTGGGTAAGCTGCTGCTGCTCGATCTCGCGGGCCATGACGCCGAGCGTCCCGCGAACGGTGAACTGGTAGTCCTCCGGGAACTCGGTCCCGAGGTACTGGACGTAGCGCCACATGGCCTTGCGGACCAGCGGCCGGAGAAGGTTCCGCTCGATGTTCTGCATCGTGCGGCGGGCGCGCTTGATGAACGCGGAGCCCATGAGGGCCCGGTCCTGTGCGCCGTCGGCCTTGGAGTAGGCCGAACCGGGATCCATTGCGCCCGTGGCGGTCTGGATCATGCGCTCCATGTCCTGAGCCGCGTTGAACAGGTTCGGGTCCAGGTTGCCGAACTTGAACTCGGACAGGACCTCGTTCGGGGCACCGGTCGTGGGCCAGAACTTGCCCGGCCACACGGCGAGGTTCATGCCGCGGGGAAGCCGGGTGATGTCACCGGCCACCATCGGGTTGGCAACGAGGGCCAGCGCGTCGATACGCATACGCACGTCGGCGTCGAGGGCCTTCTGTGCGTTGTACGCCTTCTCCACCACGCCGCGTCCCCAGAAGTAGCCGGGGATGGTGTCGTGCTGGAACGCGAGGAACGACCGGTCCTGCATCAGGAACGGGTTGGCCTTGGCCGCGATCACCTTGCCTTCGTTGGCGATGGTGACGATGGCCTCGACCAGCAACTCGTCCTCTTCCATGCCCTTGGCAAGGTCGGCCTCGAAGCTGTCCGGGTCGCTGTACGCGATCAGGTACTTGGCCGGGACCAGCCCGTGCCACTCCGTGATCTTGACGCCCTCGGCCGTCTGCCCCTCGTAGGTGAACAGGCGGCGGTTCTCATTCAGCGGGTCCTCGCCGGACGGGGACCAGAGGCCCAGGTCCGTGGCCCGGTAACGCCCGTCGCGCATCGCCTGACGGACCTCATGCAGAGGCATGATGGTCTCGTGGGCGCACCCGAGCATCTTCTCGATCTTGTCCGTGGTCGGGTCCGGGACGAACGCGTAGGGCTCGACGTTCAGGACCTCGACGCGGGACTCCTCGTACTCGACCACCTGGCCTTCGTACAGGCGGCGCAGCTTCTTCGGGTAGACGTTGACCTTGAGGAGTCCGGTGCCGTACACCGCGCCGCACAGGATCGCCTTGGCGACCTCCGACTCGACGTCCTCTTCTTCGAACAACTCCAGGAGCCGGTCACGGGCAGCGACCATCTCCATGACCTGTTCGTGGTCGGCCGACTCCTTGTCGTCCTCGTCTATGTCGAACCACGCCTCGCGGCCGAACACGGCCTCTTCGATCTCGGCCACCGTGGCGTCAACCGCCTGCATCGTGGCCGGGGTGACGATCTTGGACCGCTCGGACTTGCGGGCGGGCTTGGCCGAGTCATCGGCCGAGGGGCCGGACTCGGTCCGCCACAAGCGGGCGTACTCGTCCCACTTGTCCTTGTGCTTCTGGTCGCGGAACGCCCTCCACGGGGTGACCCGTTCCATGACCCACGACAACAGGCCAGAGCCGGGCTCGAGGGTGACCTCGTCCTCCGTCTCTTCGCCCTCCAGCGGATCGCGCATGTCGTCAGCCATTTAGTACCCTGCGTAAGCGTCTTGAGGTTGCCACTGTTCCAGTCCCTCGAACTCGTCTATGTACGCCACCTTTGCCATTTGGTCAACGTACGCGAGGGAGTCCAGCATGTCGTCCGGGGACCGGGGGTCCGGGAAGTCACAAGCCTGTTCGATCAGCTTGGCGTTCCACGGGCCCGGGTTCAGTGAGATCCGTTCCTTCTCGCAGCGACCCTGGAGGGCCCACTGGATTCGGTCGTACTTCTTCGTGTTGCCGTGCGTCAGGGGATGGATGTCAAGCCACCGGCTGTACTGGCGCATCAGGTCTGTCAGGTAGGGAGTGACCGCTTGCATGAGGGCACCCTTCTCGATGCCTAGCTTCGCTGTGCCCACTCCCCGGCAGGCTTGGAAGATCCTCAGCGCGGTCTCACGGACCTCCCAGCGCCCGTGGATGATCTCTTTGATCCACCAGCCGTCGGCGTTGACCTTGGCGACGGTGATCGCGGTCTCGTCCCGCTTCTTGTAGTCACCGTGCCGGGACGCCTTCGTGAACCCGGCCAAGTCCACCGTCACGATCCAGTCCCCTTCGCGGGGCTCGTTCGGGTCGATCACGAACGAGTCGTGGTCGAAGATCCGGCCGGACTGGGAAACGAAGCTGGCCTTGATCTCCTGCTCGATCAGGGACGCCGACATGTCGCGGCTGATCGACCGGATCTCGGTGTCGTCAATGAACGGGTTCGCGTCCGAGGAGAACGTGAACACCGCCCATTCCGGGTCATCCTCGGCCATCCGGTCCTCAGCGAACCGGTACAGCGTGTAGAAGTGGTTCTTGCCCTTCGGCGTCCCGATGAACAGGGCCTTGCCCTTGCACACCGTCAGCGCCGGTCGGACGACCTCCGTCCACACGTCCTCGGACATGTCCTTGTACTCGTCCAGTACAACGGCAGACCAGGTGAAGCCGCGGATCGAGTCGTAGTTGTCAGCGCCGAGCAACCGGAGCCGTCGGCCGTTGGGGAACTCGATCATCCCCGTGTTCTCGTAGGTCTTGCACCCCAGCGGCTCCACCGCCGCCTTTAAACGGGGCCACACCACCTTCTTGCCCTGCTCGAAGGTCGGGTAGATGTACGCGACCTCGTGGGCACTGGTCAGGGGCACACCGGCCCATGACTCCGACGCCAAGGCGTCGATGATGATCTCCGCGACCGCCAAGTGCGTCTTGCCGCTCTGGCGGCCTGCGGGTACTACCTTGAA